ATGCATATCGTACAGCCGATCCGAAGTTTGGAGAAGATCCAGGAAGTCAAACAGTATTTAATGAAGAAAAGTGATCGTGATTATTTTTTATTTATTTTCGGCATGAACAGCGCACTGCGGATTTCTGATGTTCTGCCGCTTCGCGTGAGGGATGTAAGGAACAAAGACCATGTGTGGGCAACCGAAAGCAAAACGAGAAAGAAAAGAAAAATTCTGATACTGGAGTCTTTGAAGGCCGACATATACGCTTATACAAAAGACATGAAAGAGGATGACTATTTGTTTAAATCGAAACGGACGAATAAGCCCATTTCCCGGATTCAGGCATACAGAATATTAAAGGGAGCAGCTGCCGCGTGCGGATTGGAGGAAATCGGGACGCATACGCTTAGAAAGACGTTCGGGTATCATTTTTATCAGAGGACAAAAGACATTGCTGAACTGCAGAGGATTTTGAATCATTCTTCTCCGTCTATTACAATGCGTTATATCGGAATAGATGAAGATACGACGAGAGCCGCCTATAAAGTGTTCGGAGGGCTGTAGGCTTGAAAAAAACGGCCGCCAGCGTTACTATAATAGAAGCAGGCTCTAGTAGCACAGCGGATAGTGCAGCAGTTTCCTAAACTGCAGGTCGGGAGTTCGAATCTCTCCTAGAGCGTTTTCGGCATAAGATAGGTGCAGATTAATAATGGCGGTAAAACAGAAAAACCCTTGTTACACAAGGGTTTTTGTCGTTTTTGCAAGCTTTTTATTTTTGTGAGAACCCGCTGAAAAACGATGTGATTTTATTTTTTTTTTGCACATTTTTTGCACATTTCTATACAGATGTTTTCACGTCAGGCATTTTTTCAAATAAATCAAGGGTGTTTTGGGTGTCTTCTTCACGTAGTTCTTTAATTACATGTGAATAATAATTATGCGTGGTATCTATCTTAGCATGTCCTAAACGCTCTGAGACATAATAAATTGAAATCCTCTTGTAGAGTAACACGCTGGCATGTGTATGTCTCAACCCATGTATTGAAATTGGTTCTATTTTCAAGTCCTTCAATGTCTTTTTCAATATTTTGTTGACAAATTCGTTAGTGATGACTTTCCTAGAACTGCGAGGACTATAAAATACAAGATTATGTATGTTATCAGGCATTTCGGATAACAACTTTTTGAATAAATCCATTGTATTAGAATCCATTTTAATGGTCCTATTTGAAGACGCATTTTTTGTCGTAGCAAAACCCGTTCCTTTTTTATAATCCCAGGTTTTGTTGATTGTAATCTCATTTAATTCAAAGTTGAAATCCTCGAGTGTTAATCCCAACATTTCAGAAAATCGCATTCCTGAAGTGAGGGCCAGTATTAATAAATAATATCCGATAGACTGATCCTTGCGCACATATAATTCTTTTAAAAGCTTTTGACTTTCAACATAATTCAAGTGTTTTTCTTCCGGGCGTTTTGATTCCACGCTTCCAATCAATTTTGCTTTCCTGGTAAAATCAAACTGAATAATCCCTTCTTCAATTGCCTCTTGCACACAAGCTCTAATGTGCGTATTTATTTTTCTAACAGTTTCTTTTGCGTGTTCAGATCCAAACTTATTTAAAAACTCTTGATATTCTCGTTTAGTGATGTCATTGATATATCTTCCTGCAAAATTCTCTGAAATTTCTTTAAGTGTAATATAGTAACCTTCACGAGTGATGGCACCAATATCAGTTCTATAAACATTTACCCAACTTTTAAAGTATTCATCAAAGAGGACTTTTTTTGTGCCCGGCGTTTTATATTTCCTCAATTTATCTTCAACCTCTGCGGCAGCCACTTGAGCTTCCTTCTTAGTTTTAAATCCGCCTTTCCTGATGGGCTTGGGTTTAGCGCTAACGCAATACTGCCACGTTTTACCGCGTTTTAGGAAACTAGCCATTTCATTCACTCCTATAGGGGGAACTTTAATTCTCCAATAATAGGATAGCACTATCTTAATTTATTTAAAAGATTGTTCCAAATAAGGCTTTTCGCTTAGTTAACCATTGTAAAATAAGGTATAATAAGTATTGAAAGGAATAAATTATAACGTAAAAAATCAAAAAATTCTAAATCTTATCGCCATCGTTCGACAAAATTTTCTTTTTGATTATGTTAAATTTGAGGTGAAAAGGTGATCATATGGAAACAGTAGCAGCTAGAGATATAAGGATCCATCTAAAAGAATTAATAAAATCCTCTGATGAAAAGCAGAATGTTATAGCTGCTAAAATCGGGATTAGCGAAGGCTATTTAAGTAAGTTTCTTAGCGGAAAAGAAATTAATTTTTGGATGGTTCGAGAGATCATAAGGTATGTTGATCCAGAAAATGAAACTGCATTGATGGAACAGCACTGCTTAACTGGAGTGAAAAAGAAAAATTATGCTTCTGCTTTGGAATATTGCTACACTAAGCAATTATATTCTGTTATAGAGGCATTGATAAGCGCCCAGATTGAAAGGGATGGCAAATACGATCTATGGTCTAACATTTATAGATTTATTCTTAATTCAAGATTCTCTTTTGGGAATATTGAGTATACCGAAGGATTAAAGAAGTTTAGTCCTTCTTGTGACGAAATGAGAACGTTGTTGAGTATACTAGAAATGTATGGGTACTTTTATAATGGCAGGTATGAGATCACTCTATACCATATTCGATCCATTCGAAGTCTTATTAAAAATTTATCAGATCCATTTTTGAAAATCGCATTTACTGCTCGTATAGAAGAAGTCTTAGTGAATATATATTTAAAACAAAACAACGACGTTAATAAGGCGAGAGAGGCGGCCTTCTCTCTCCTTGAAAAAGACCTCAGTATCAATTTGAATATGACAGCTTTGTACATATTGGCATTGTCTTATATGAATGAATCATATTGCCATTCTTATAGGTACTATTTGAGGTGTTTGAACTTACTTGCAAATTTCCCTGATCGCAGTGAGGAAATGGTCCAGAATAAAGAGGAAATAGCCATATTACAATATTATTGGAACAAAGAAATTTCAAAGGAGTTTCAAGTGACTGAATTCGCAAAGGCTTTAGGAAGATCCGAGCCATTAAACTCTTTCTATTCGGATTCCTTTTATAAAAAATATGCTCTTCTTTTTGATGGGAAAAGAGAAGAAAACGCTGAAAAATTATTGCTATCCCTTTATTATTTTTCTCAACAGCAAGATCAATTTAGAGCAACTCTTCCTAAAATTGACTTGATAAAATTAGGATTTAATTTTAATATTTAGAAGTGGGAGGTGTTGCAGATGAGAAAAATGTCATTGACCTTAGTTTTAGCGTTCGGTATACTGACTACTGCTTTTGTGGGTGTTTCGTTAAACCATTCTGAAGCAGGCGGAAGTTTTCAAACGACTGAGATAAGAGTAGGCATGTAGTATATCTGGCTCCCGAAAAGTACATAAAAAAACAAAAAGACGCTGCCATGACTGGCAACGTCTTTCGTACTTTTCGGGGATATTTCCTGTTTTCCAGAAAAACAAAAATAGGAAATTCCTGAAAAAGTATTTATTTTAAAATTGTTATTAAATATAATAGGAACAAACGTTCTGTTTTGGGAGGGGAAACACATCATGCATATTACATTCGAGAACATCATCGGGAATCTAAAAAAGGAAATTGAAAAGGAGAAAAATGTGGACACAAAAAAACTTAAAGTTGGTTAATTTAAATCTTTCAAATGTCGTTCTTTTAATTCCCTTAATTCCTTTAAATAATTTATAACCATTTGCAATTCTTCTTCTGTTATCTTACTTCCGTTATCGTGGACAATGTTTAGCTTCTTGAGATCATCTATTGTTATACTCTTCTGTGAAAGAAGCTGCTTCTCTGGTTCTGAATACTTTTCTAGGCTCTCTTCATCAAAAAACAAGTATGATTTGTGGACGCCTAAATAGTCAGCGATTTTTTCTATTACTTGTATTGATGGCTGTTGTAAATTTCTTTCTATTCTTGAAAGGTAGCTGTGTGTAATTCCCACAGCTTCGGCAACTTCATCTAATGTTTTTTTCTTTTCCTTACGAATACGCCGAATCGCTTCTCCCATTTTCATATTTCCCATAATAACACCTGCTCTTTTGAAAAATTAACCTTATTCCTCATAGGTAATTATACCATATCGTGTACCTCACGAGAAAATTCTTTTAAAAAGCACTTGTGTAAAAAAAATCGCTATGTTAAGATCAAATTGTTCCTTTAAGGTACAAAAAGGATGTGTTAAAACAAATGTTCGATCTGAAAGAGTTTGGACGTCTGCTCCAAAAAATCCGAAAAAAGCGGAAAATGTCTCAAATCGAATTCGCTCAATTCTTAGGGTACACAGCTTCATACATCTCAAGAGTTGAGAGAGGGAAAGCGAATCTTTCTATGCAGGCGATTGAAAAGGTCACGAAGAAACTTAATATTAAGATCCGATTTTTTTTTGAACAATAATGGTACTGACAGGAACAAAATGAAAGTGAGTAAAATTTTTAAAAGACATGAGAGGAGAAACTTATGGAACAACTTCTTGATGTTAGCCTGTCAATTCCGATCCCTGCTGACAAAATTCTCATTAGCAAGGTGGAACTCCAGGAACTAAGAGAACAATCGTTATCCGGGGTCTATTGGAACATGAAAGACCTTGAGAAAAAAACAGCGCGTAAAAGCGAGTGGATCAAAGAAAACATTTTATATCCAAGTCGGTTCCGCAAATTTTTAGATTCGGCAAACGGGGGTTTTGTATTTTACCCGCAAGCTAAAGGGCAAAACTGGAGCTTTCAAGCTTCTAAAATGGCTGCCTTTTTAGATAAGCACTTTGCTGAGATTTTCAACAAATAGCCGAAAGGAGAATACATGTGTTTTTAGAAAGCCACGTCTGGCTGCATAATCAAATTCACGTAATTATAAGCGAGTCTGTTAATACTCACGAAAGGGCAATTGCCGAACTAGAAGCTCAAGGCGGCACCTGCCTGTCTGATCAATGCCAGCAAAACACCCTCGGCTCTGTAATTGTCAACGGCAAGTGGTCTGTATGGTCTTTGACCAAGTCAGAAAGGGGGGAGTTGAATGGGCGAAATTAAATTCGTAAAGCTCAGCACCCATATGTTTGATGACGAAAAAATTAAGCTTATTGAACAGATGCCAGAAGCTGACACTTTGTTAATTATTTGGGTGAAATTACTCGCTCAAGCTGGTAAAACCAACGCTTCCGGTTACATCTTCCTTAGTGAAAATGTTCCGTATACTGACGAAATGCTTGCAGCTATTTTCTCGCGGCCGTTGGGGGTTGTAAGAATGGCCTTGGATACATTTAGACGGTTCGGAATGATCGAGATTAACGATCAGAATTATATCAGTATTTGCAATTGGGAAAAGCATCAGAACGTCGATGCGATGGATAAAATCAGGGAAGATACACGCAAAAGAGTTGCTAAATATCGGGAAAAACAAAAGGCTTTACAGCTTTCTCAACCTAGTAACGTTACAGGTAACGTTACAGTAACGCAAGGTAACGAACAAGAAGAAGAAAGAAGAAAGAAGAAAGAAGAATTAAAAGATATATTGTCGAGTAAATCCGACGACGCATCTTTTACTGAAAACGAAAAGGATGAGATTCCATACAAACTGATCATTGATCTGCTGAACAAAGTAGCGGGCAAACGATACCGACCTACTACACCAAAAACAAAAAAAGACATCAAGGCACGCTGGAACGAAGGTTTTCGCTTTGAAGATTTTAAACATGTCATTCTAGTAAAAACTAAGGAATGGCTCAATGATCCTGCTATGAATAGATATTTACGTCCTGAAACATTGTTCGGTACAAAATTTGAATCTTACCTAAATCAAAAAGGAGGATCAGCGAATGAAGGATTTTACAAAGGAACAAGCGGCCGCAGTCCAGGGCGAAATATCTCGGAGGATGACATTCCATACTGATGAGCACGGCAACCCTGTTTACTGCGATAAACACACCCGGATTATTGGTGGGGAAGAAAAGCCGTATCCAGTTCAGCTCATTAAACTTCGGGACGGCTCTGCAAAGTGTCCCATGTGCGAACGGGAACAGCGCAATAAGGAGATTGAGCATGAAACCGAGGAATGGCGCCGCCGGATGGATCAAAAGGTTTTATCTATGTATTCATTGATCGCTGATCCAACACTCAAAGAAGCGACATTCTCAACATTCCAAAGTTATAACCATGAAGACGAGCGGAACAAGCGCCGGATGATGGAGCTTGTTAATCAAGTGAAGGCAGGAGCTGTCATGAATATCTTCTTAACGGGTGAATCTAACGCAGGGAAAAGCCATCTTGCTATGTCAGCCATTAAAGAGCTGAACAAGAGGGACGCCGAAGGATACGCTAAATCAGCGTTGTTTGTAAACAGTGACGCCCTTATGAGACGAATAAAGAATTCGTTCAAGGACAGTTCAGAGAAGCTTACGGAAGCTTTCGCGATCGAACTGCTGACACGGGTTGATTATCTTGTCATTGACGATCTCGGGGCCGAGGTGGGCGACACAGACAACGAAAACAGGGCGGCAAATGATTTTATTCATCGCGTATGGTACGGCGTCTCTACGGGGCGACAAGGCAAATTCACGATCGTTACAACTAATCTATCCGGCGTGGCTCTGACTAAACTTTATGACAAGAAAGTTGTAAGCCGGCTCACGGCACACTTGGAAACAGTCAAATTCGAAGAGAAGCAGAAGGAAAGAAAAGGCCGTACTGCGCCCGCCCTGTCCTTTTAAGGAGGTGAAAACAGTTGATACAGGCAATCATGCCCGGCGTGCTGCAGATCGTCCCTGAACGCAAATTAACGGATGACCAGCGCAAAAAAGAAATAGACGAGCTTATCAAGGTTCTTGATCAAAAAATAGCAGACCATAAGAACTTTAGGGGGAATGCAGTGTGAAACACGGGAAGCGCCCGACGCGCGCACAGAAAAATGTTATTAAGGCAAACGGCTTAAATCCAAACAACTGGCTTGTAACGAAGAATCTGCAGCATGAACACCGCCTCATACTTGTTCACCGCTATATGAATTACAAAAAGGAGTGTTTAGCATGAGTCAGGCGGTCAATGCCGAACCGTTCGAACTGGCTTTGGAGGATATGAATTATGAATGGTCAATGGTCCAGCTGAAAAAGGTCGTTCAATACTGGCATGATGGAAAATCAATTCTTGATATGTCGGAATTATTAAACAGGGATTCGGACGAAATCATTCTACTTGTCATGGACTTTGCAAGAAAAAACATCCTGCCCGCCCGTAAGAACGGTTTACGCGCTAACAAAAGAATTAGAATATCCGAGAAAACCATGAAAGATAAAATGTACCGACTACGCTATTTGTTTGAAGAAAGCCCGGTGTATATCCCTTTTCAGGACCTAAACTTCATGTTTTATGACAGCGAAATCAGGCGTTTCCGAGAGCTATGGGCGGCAAATGAGTCATATCTGAACATAGCAAAAGAGCTGAAACGGAATGAAGATGAAACGTTGTTCCTTATCATCGACCAAGCAAAAAGAGACCTCATAGAGCCTCGGGAATCCGGCCTGCTCGGAAAGGAAGCGTCAGAAGATGAACGCAACAAACAAAAGCTTCCGTTTTGAAAAAGCAACGGTCCAGCAACTTATGGTCATCGTGCGTTATGAAGACTGTACCCCGGAGGTGCGGAACGCGGCTTTACAAATGCTGATTATGAAGGGAGTGGCAGACGTTGGGACAGGCAGAACGAAAGCATTTAATTGAATGGCTTTTGCTTATCGGCTCTTTTGGCAGAGATTTTCTAAACCGCAAATCAGACGAAGAGCTTGAGCGCTTATATAATCGCGAAATCAAAGGCTTGAACGAAGAATAGGAGGACAGCACTATGACAAAAAACAAAAACTTGCGTCGGCACGGAGAAGTTACAACACGGGTGATGAGCGAAGAGGAACGCGTTGAGTATATAAAAAAACACCCAATCATTCCGACGGAAAAACCAAAGGTTGGCATACAGCTATTCCCGTCAAACTATTGGATGTAAGGACGGCCGCTAAAGCAACCGCCCCCGTATGGTAAATAAAACCTAGACACTTTTATTATACCATACGGAGGCTTTGAACATGCAGCCAAAACATATATCAATCAATCAAAATACAAGTGTTTCTCAATTTATTGAGCCGGGGAAGGTGTCTGTCATCGTGTTAGACGGCAACCAAAACGCCGCATATGTCGTTGAGGCACCGGAACACGGTAAAACAATCATTCAAACAGTAAAAGGCGGTCTGGCTCGTTGTGATTACGAGATCGGCCATAAATTCAATTAGCAGGGGTTTTCCCCTGCGGGGGAGGAACGGAAAATGTATCGAAACGAAATTGCCCGCAAGTGTGAACGCTGCGGAAAAATATATTATTCAGCTCATTGGGTTGTATGTAAAACATGTCTTTTAGACCGGGAGGCCCGGGCATGAAAGAATTCAAAATCAACTTATCAAAAGGTGAAGTTTTATATACCGGCTCTTACATTTGCACCCTTTCAAAAACGCCGGCCAGTACACCTGAGCAAATTTCTTTGGAAGCAGCAGCCGAAAAGCTCGCGGAAGAGTTAATCATGCAACAGGCTATGAATCGGGAGCATCAGCGGCAGCAGGATATTGCGGCCAATCAATTCCGGCAGGCACAGAAAGATATTAAGTTGCTGCAGGCGGAAAACAGGCGTTATAGAAATGCATTAGAATTTTACGCTGATGACACGACATACACAAATGAATTTGAAGACTGTCCGCCCGCTATTGATATGGATTGGGGAGCCGTTGCGAAAATAGCATTGGAGGGGGATGCGGAGTGATGCCATTACAAGTAGAACTGCAACGGAACGTGAAGGCCACGAAGGACGAAGCAATGACCGTCGAGCAGGCGGCGGAGCTTTTAAAGGTTCACCCGGACTACATCCCGACGCTTGTCGCTCGGTCTGACGATCTGAAAATGATTGGCGATCATACCATTATCGCTAAACGGGATAAAACAAACGTCTGGCTGGTCGGGGCATGCGTGGGGCTTTTCTTCTTCGCTATCTCCGTGTTGCCGAATTTGATCGGGGGTTAAGGGATGGCACGTTCACCATTAATCTGGTTCGGTGGCAAGGCGAAATACGACGATCACATCATAAATAAAATGCCCGCCCATAAGGTGTACGTCGAGCCTTTCGGCGGCGCGGCTCATGTCATAGCGAATAAGCCGAAAATAGGACATGAAGTGTATAACGACATTGACGGCCACGTGGTGAATTTCTTGATGCAAGTCAGAAAGGATCCGAAGGTCATGCGGCAGGCTTGCGAATCCATACCGTACAGCCGGGCGCTCTATGAGAAATGGAAAACTGAAGATTACCCGCAAGATGATTTTGACCGGGCTGTCAGGTGGTTTTATATGAATCGTTCCGGCATTAGTAAGGGGAACGCGGAGGAAGTACCGCAGACAGGCTGGAGGCATAGCACACAAAGCGGGCAGAACCCTGCTGGCGGATACATAAGCGCCTGCGCTGCCTTCGAGTCTTTCGCCAACCGTATGAAGGGCGTCATGATCGAATGTAAGGATTTTCACAACATCATTGAGAAATACGATAGCCCAGATACTCTGTTTTATGTGGATCCGCCATATGTTGGGCGCGAGCGGTTTTATGCTGCCGGCTTTACCGAAGAGGATCACCGGGAACTGGCCCGACTGCTTAATCAGGTCAAAGGGAAAATAGTTATTTCCTATTACGATGATCCTTTGATACTCGAGATCTACCCGAACTGGGAGTCAGAAACCTTTTCCGCATACAAACAGGTTGTCGGCGGATCCGGAAAAAGCCGCGGTGCTGAAGAATTATTGCTGTTCAACTATAAGATCACTCAACTCAGCTTATTTGATTCGGTGGTCCGGACATGATCGAATCATTGTCCGGACTGCGATTACACCAAATTTGATTTAGAAATCCGCGCAGATGCCTGCTTGTAAAATGAAAAAAGCAACCTAAAAAGATTGCTTTTTTCATGAATTTATTAGTTGTAAACATTAGCAGCAAAATTCACGGGATAACTACCAAGGTTGGTAACCCTAACATAGTACTTATTGGTAACTTTTATATTTGCATTGGTAAAAGATAATGCTGGCCAAGTGCGTCCGTCATTTTGTTTAACCTCACCATAGTAACTGATCGAAGATACCGAAAGATTTGTAGACGCATCCATTAAATCCATTTGAAGCCAAGCACTTGAATTAGCTCTTTCGGATTCTTGCCAGCCTTTGTATGTTGTTCCGGTATTGTTTGTGAGGGTAAACACACCAGAATCAATAAAGTCGTTTTTTGATCCTTTAGCTTCCAGCCTGCCCCCCACATATACAACAGATGCTTTTATAGATGCTTTTTCATCTGTATTAAAAATAGAACTCACTTTTGGTGTGTTTGTAAGTGGTGCAATTTCTCCCTTACTTTCAAAACTTGCAGCACTTGCAATCGAGCCTGATCCTAAAATTGCTGAAGCTAATAATGTAGTCGTTACAAACTTTTTGAAATTCATTATCAACACTCCTTTAGTTTTTTTGATACACCTAAAGAATTCGTCCTGATTTAAAAATAACCTTGTAAATATATGTTAATAATTTGTGAACAAAGAAAGTCCTTGTAAAAGGTCTTTTGAAACGGAAGGGGAAAATAATGAAAAAACTATTCAAATCAATCATTCTATCAGCAGTATTACTTACAGGAGCCACGGTCATTGCGCCGTCTGCTTCCGCCGCATGGTCCGGCTGGCAAAATGAATCCGGGTACAGCGGCCGGGTGTTTACAGATGCCGTGACTTACACGGCCGGTGCCTCAACGGTGGACTGGAAAGCCGAGAAAAAAGGATCAAGCACACTTTATTACACGGCCGGCGTTTACAAGAAGCGCAGCGGCGGCGGGCTTACTGATACGAATTTGGTACAGCGGGGCAACTTCAAAACGGCAACGCCTCTGAAATCATTCAACGTGAAAGCGATCCGGAATAAGACCGGGAAAGGAAACTATGTCATTCAGCTGGACTGCTACTCTGATTCCGGCAAGCGGAACTATATCGGAACATTTGAATCAGCAAAATTTTACGTGAAGTAATCAAAAATCAATATGTCCAAGACGGAGAGCCTGCGGACACTGGTCATTGCACAGAATCACTGTGCTCTGATTGGTGTCCGTTTTTTATTAGAACGGAGGGACGGCATGAAAGCGAAGAAAAACGTCACGCTGAGCATTGGTTTTAAAGAAAAACAGCCATCCTCACGCAAAAGTATCGAAAAAAAGCCACAGAAGCTTACTGAGAGAGATTTAAAGAACCTAATGGGAATAGACAGGCCAATATACAAAAGAGGCCGTGGTGGAGCTTTTAGACAGCAATAATAACGGGAGGGAAATGCTATGGATAAAAAAGATAAAAACAACAATGAAAATAAAATGGACCAGTTGAGATTGAACATACCTCAGATTGACGAAGAAGCAACGAGAATGAAAGCAGAAAAGCTGCTCGAACAATATCGCATGTACTTGTTACAAGTGCCGGAGGATTTTTTGCCGAAAGTCACCGCAACATATAGCCTTGTCCCTCCCAGCTTTTCGAATGAATTTCATTCCTCCACAGAAGATGCAGCATTAAAACGCATGGATTGGGAGATTGAAAGGGACCGGTTTTTAAAGAGAATGCAAAGAGCGGTTAACCGGCTTTCACAAAAGGAGCGGCAAATACTTGTCATGCTCTACATGCAGAATGAAGAAATGTATGATTATGAAGTCTATGCAGAAATGAGACTCAGTCAGCGGAGCTACTACCGGACGAAAGCAAAAGCATTTTACCGGCTGGCCTTTGCTCTTCGCGTGGAAGTCTATAAGGACGGGGGCGCGCCGGAATGAATTTTGTTCAGCCGATAAGGGACCCGGAATGCATTTTCTATATCAAACGGTTTCTAAAAGAACAGAGCGAGCGGAATTACATGCTATTTGTCACCGGGATAAATTCAGGTCTCCGCATATCAGATATATTGGAACTGAGAGTAAGGGACGCCAAACGGCCGTATTTCAACCTTATAGAGAAGAAAACCAAAAAGAAAAAGAGAATTGAAATGACGCCGGAACTTCAAAGAGAATTAAAAGCATATATTGAGGGGAAAGAAGATCACGAATATCTTTTCAAAAGCCGCGAAGGGATCAACAAGCCCATTTCCCGGTCGATGGCTTATAAGATTCTGAGGGCTGCTGCTGAGTATGTCAATTTGGATGATATAGGCACGCACACGCTGAGGAAGACATTCGGGTACCATTTTTACAAGCAAACAAAAGACGTTGCCATGCTGCAGGAGATTTTTAATCACTCAGACCAGCGGACAACCCTTCGATACATTGGAATCAATCAGGATGCCATGAACAACGCTATGAAGAAATTCAAGATATAAGCAGGCTCATCTCATAAACAAGATGAGTCTTTTTTTCTGCATATTTTTACTGATTCCCTTCAAAAAGCATACGTGGAATTCATTTTAGGGATATTGCTTGAAAACACGGATGGCAAGGGCTGACGGCACTTCGGGCAGTTGCACAGTATATAACATATGGGTAATTCAAATCTGATAGATAAATATGGTAATATTATTTTGTATAAGAAAGGAGAAAAAATGAAGAAGTTATTTATTTTCATCGTAATAGTAACAATACCAATCGTAATTAATTTTTTGTTTTCCTTTAGGCTTCCTTTTGTACAAGGAAGCTTGGATAACTGGTTTTCTTTTTTTGGAAGTTATTCGGGTGCTCTCGTTGGTGGAATTGTTGCATATTTTATTTCTAGGTATCAATGGGAAAATCATAAAAGAAACGAAGAAGAAAACCGAAAAATAAATGAATTATTTGGACTGATAAGAATTAAATGTGAGTTAGAAAAAATGTTGAAATCTATTGTTATCGTTGAAGATAGCAGAAAACCTTTTTTATCAAAAAAAGGCGGGCAGTTAAGTGATCAAGATTATGATTTTTTCACTCATAACTTAACAAAATTAGATTTTGATAACTGGGTTAATATGAATTTTGATGATGCCGATTTATTAGAGAAGCTTCTAAATATTAAAGATTTTTATATTGAATTCTGCGAAGCACTAAGTTTAGATATAGTCAGTTTAAAGATTGATATTGCTGACCTAAAAATTCATATAGACTTCTTAAAGTTAAAGAACGGAACAATTGACAGAGAGATATTTCAATTAGAAAAAGAACTCCATAATTTGGAATTGAGATATGATGAATGGGAACATTTAAAGACAGTAGCCTGGGACTCATTTCGCCTTGGGAAGATGAAAGATAAAATTTCAAATACAATTAATATAATTGAAGAGAAAATCAGGTATATTAGCCATCTTAAAAAAATGCGAAATAAAAGGGAAAAGAATTTTTTTGGCAGAAAGATGGCACGATAACGGCACACCATTTTGTTTTAGATAAGGTATTATGGTAATAGGTAATAAACAGGCAGGCGCTTTCCCAATCGGGAGGGCGCTTTTTCTATTGGAGGGATTTTATTGGAGAATTTAGTAATGCGGGACACACATTGCAAGGAAGCGGCTCTGAACAAAATCAAACAAATTCTTGACGCTGGTCAAATATTAGAAGTCAAGTCAACAAAAGAAGAACCCTCTTTAAAGAATGAATACAACAAGCACGGCGACATTTGTTACAGCATAAGAGGTTATGACCCAGTTTGATAACTAAAGGGGCGCTTTTTATGTTCTCTGCAAACAACTCTAGTGAATCGTTCGACAAATTTTGCAAAAGGTTCTTTTGTTATACTATTCCACCGATAATAAGGTGGGAGGTTGGATAAAATGAACATTGAAACTTGGAAGAAACACGTTGTTCCAATAGTGGGTGTGGATAAAAGAAATGTAGAACATACAGGGACAGCTATTTTTTTAGAGCATAAGAATAAACAGTATCTTCTCACCGCGAAACATGTTGTAGTTGACGAACACAATAAAGAGATCTACTCTTTAATATGCAAAATCCGTTCTTTCGGCGAAAGTAACAAAGACAAACATAAAAACTCTATTGAGAATTTGCAAAAAGAGAAATCTGTCACTAAGCCTTTTGCTAGTGAATCAAATGATTTTACAACAGATTTAACAATCATTTCTCTTAATACTAACGCAACACAGAACTTTAATGAGTTTTTACTTTCTAGAGGATATAAACCATTAAATATTAAAGAAATAAGTGATGAACCAATAAATGAAGGCGATGAAATATTAACTATTGGTTATCCTTATAAAATTTCGGATGTGGATGCATTGCTATCAAATGGTGTAGGCTACTTACCACTTGTTAGCTTTGGGAGAGTCGCAATGCAACACAGGGATTTAGAGTTTATGTGGGGGGATATATTTAATCATCCAGGTATGAGTGGCGGGCCAATAATTTGCAAAAACAAATTAGTTGGTGTTGCTGTTGGGCAAGCAAAATTAGACTATGTCTTGGAACAATCAGGAGAAGAAACTGCTACTGGAAAAAAACTTAGTTTGGAAATCAGAAAACCTCTGGCTTTTATTATAAGAAGTAAACGTATAAAGGAACTAATTGAACTGATACAAAGACAATAAATCGAAAGCATCCTTAGGGGTGCTTTTTATGTTCTCTGTAAACTGCGTCCAGTAAATCGTTCGACAAATTCTGCAAATGGTTTTTTTACAATCCTTCTTATCAGATAATAAATTTAAAAGGAGGTTGTAAACATTGAGTAAATACAAGGAATTCGAAGATTCAGCGAAAGAACTGGATTCTTTAGCACTATCAGGTTTTTATGGTGAAGATGTTAGTGAGTTAACTGCAAAACGGGATGAATTGGATACAAACGAGTATCTCTATAGGAGTGTAAAACTTTGGTTAGATAATAAAACTTTATATGGAAAGGATAATGTAAAAAGATTTATTGGTATTTTCTTAAACTTTTTTGGGGAATCGACTAAAGTTAATCCACAAGAAACAATAGATATACTGAATGTTTTCTTTTTTGGAACTAAAGATAACCCTGGCCTAGAGTCACTTTCATCTTATAATGAATTTTCGATCGTATTTACCGAAACAAAAAATAAATTAATTCGATTCAAAAATTCTGATATGAGTTATGTGGAAAAAAAGGGGCTTGCCTCTGACCTTTTGAATGTATATGCAAAAGGAGTAGAGATGATTGGTAAAATTTTAACATATTGCATTGCTCTTTATGAATTAATTCAGAATAAAAAATATAATCTTTATAAAATTCATAAAATGACTCTGCATAAAAAAATTGAAGAAATTGAATGTCACAAACATTTTAGAAGTATGACAAGCATAATTAATAGATTTGTTAGAAATTCAGAAGCTCATTTGAGTATAGTATATAAACCTGACTTAAATAAATACGCCTATAAGAAAACAACAAACGGAAAGATTGAAACAGAGTATATAAATATGGACGAAGTAATACTTCAATTATTTCCTTCGGTTGGATGGATAACACAAGCATTTATGTATTCTATTCATCTTTTAATTTTATTCCATGATGATAAAGCGAAATTTAATGAATTAGTAAAAGAAATAGATCGATTATAGAAGCATTTCTTAGAGGGTGCTTTTTTATATTCTCTGTAAACTGCGTCCGGTAATTCTCGGGATAAACGATTGGCGGTTAACGGCTTGAGTGCGGGAGCCGTTTAGAAAGAATATGATTGGAGGGATTGGAATGAAGAAAGCTTTGACGCCTTGCAATGAACCCAGCTGTCCAAACCTAACGCGAGAGGGCTACTGCGAACAGCATAAGCGAACCAAGCCGGCCTATGATCAATACCGGGAGTCTGCTGCCAAACGGGGGTATAACAGCAAGTGGAGGCAGTCGCGCACTGGCTACCTGTCCAAGCATCCGTTATGTGCCGCCTGCTTAATGCAAGGCAGAAGAACCCCGGCGACAGTTGTCGATCATATCGTTCCGCATAAAGGCGACAAGAAACTATTCTGGGACTCGGGTAACTGGCAGCCTCTCTGCGGGCCGTGCCATAGCCGGAAGACGGCAAAGGAGGACGGGGGATTTGGAAACACTACATCAAACATGCGTGTGTGATCAATGCATGACCAGACTTCTTATCAAAGGCTGTTCAAAGATCAGGAAGCACGACAACGGAATCAAAGAGCATTATATCAAGTGTCCACGCTGCAAGGCTGAGTATACATCCTTCTATACGAACGAGGACATCAGACGAATGCAGCACAGAATAAGAAAGATGTTTGCTCTTCGCCGTAACATGAAAAAGGAATCAGCTGTCGATCTATATTCAAAGAAAATAGAAGCAGCACAAAAGGAAATACAAGCAGCCATGAGCCAGCTGAAGAAGGAGATGGACACCCCCCACCCTTAAATCCCTAGAGGACATTTGCCGGAGACCGCGCTCCCCTCCCCATTTTGAAAAATTCCCTAAATGAAAATTCGGAAGGAGGTGAGGGAATGGCCAGACCGCGGGAACCTTTGGATTTGTTACTTTATAAAGGTAAGAAAAACTTGACAAAGCAAGAGATTGAGGAACGTCGGGAACAAGAAATAAAGGCACCAAACGACAAAGTAAAAGCTCCATCATATTTGCCAAAAGACTTAAAAAGAGAGTTTAAAAAGATAGCGGATGAGCTAAAAAACATCGGAATTATGACTAATTTAGATGTGGACGCGCTTGCCCGTTTTTTGTTTGCTCGAAAACAATACTTGGAAATGACCGAAGTCTTACTCGAAACGCCCATTACTGCATTAGTTGAGGATGATGACGGAAATAAATTTGAAGTAGCGAACAAGACATACAGTGATTTGCTTATCAATCAAGACAAGCTGTTCAAACAATGCAGGCAAGCTTCCAGTGATTTAGGGCTGACCATTTCCTCTCGCTGTAAACTTATTATCCCGAAAAAAGATGATGGGAAACCGAAGTCAAAAGAGGAAGAACGGTTTGGGGGCCGCATGTAATGGAAGAGATTACAGCCGAAATTCTCATTGAGCGGGTTTGGTCATATGCTGAGAAAATTCGCTCCGGGGAAATTAAGGCAGGCAAAAAGCAAAAATGGGCTGTAGAGCGATTTTTTAAAGATGTTGACCGGCTCGCAGAAGATGACTGCCCTTATTACTTTGATGCTGAAGCTGTTGTAGATTTTTATGAATGGTCGCGGCAATTTAATCATGTCGAAGGTATACTTGCGGGGCAGCCGATTGAACTAACAGACTTTCAGCTTTTTATTGCGGCCAATATATACGGATTCTATAAAAAAGAAAATGGCGCCCGCCGGTTCCGGAAAGCTTATATCCAGCTGGCACGTAAAAATGCGAAATCGCAATTTTTAGCTTTAATAGCGTCATATGAGATTTTCCCGACACAAGAAAAACACCGGGTATTTATCGCAGGCTGGTCCCGCGAACAATCAGATGAAGTATATCAAGCAATTCTTGAGCAGCTGCATCACGCGCCGATACTCAAAGGGAAATATACCTCTGCTAACGGCCGCGTGAAAAAATATAAAACAAACTCTATTATCCAGCCTCTTTCCCGTGAGGCCCGGAAGCTCGGGGATGGTAAAAACCCATCATTGGGAATTGTGGATGAATACCACGCACATGAAACAAGTGAGATTTATGACGTCCTGGACAGCGGGATGGTCGCCCGGCGCAGCCCGTTAATGGCTGTTATTACGACAGCGGGTTTCAACATGGAGCGGCCATGCTTTAAGGAATATCAATATACAAGCAAAATTCTTGATCCAGACATTGACACGGAGAATGATGATTATTTTGTTATGATCTGTGAACTGGACCCGGAAGATGACATAAAAGATGAATCAAACTGGATCAAGGCGAATCCGATTGTAGCAACGTACCCCGAGGGGATGGAATCATTACGTTCTGCTTTAAAAGTGGCTCTGGAGGTGCCGGAAAAGATGCGCAGTTTCCTTACCAAAAATATGAACCGATGGGTTGACCAGAAGGACAATGGTTATATGAATATGACAAAATGGCGCGCTTGCAGCGGGGGAATTCCTGATCTGCAAGGACTGCCCGTTTATTTGGGCCTAGATTTATCAATGACAACAGACTTAACCTCCGTTGGATATGTGGCCGTGCAAGACGGCTTTTTCTATGTCGGTCAACATTCCTTTATGCCTGAAGCCCGAGCCAAAGAAAAAATGGCGACGGATAAAGTGCCATATGATTTGTGGAGAGAGATGGGATTTATCACTTATACGTCTGGCGAAGCAGTTGACTATCAATTAGTCGAACAGTGGATCATTGAATTTATCCATAAAAACCGTTTTCGGCCACAAGAGACCGCGTATGACAAGTGGAATGCTCTTCATTTAGCACAACGGCTCGAATCAAAAGGGCATACAATGGTGGAACTGCCACAGAGAATCAATCATCTTTCATTACCTACAAAAAGCTTTCGTGAGAAGGTATATGAAGGAAAAATCGTACATGGTAATGATCCGGTTTTAACATGGGCGGTTAATAACGCAATTATAAAAATGGACCCGCAAGAAAATATCATGCTGGACAAAGCAAAATCACCGCAGAGAATTGACCCTATTGCGGCTGTTATAAATGCTTATGCCAGAGCGATGTACCACGACACAAACCATAGAGTAGATTTAAATAATCACTTCGGCTCGGGGAATTTCAGTTTTTAGGATGTGAGAAAATGAAAAAAGTCAGGAAAAAGATCAAAGCTTTTTTTAAGTGGGATTTTCACAGGTGTATGAAAGCCCTGCTTTCTTTTTTCTGCTTAATAATAAACGATCTGCTGTTTATGGCGGGGGCCGCCTTTATCCTGACAGCTGTCTATAGATGGAGCACGAACATCGGTCTTATTCTGACGGGTGTCTTTTTAATGTTTTATGCGTACCTCATATCAAAGAAAGCGAGGTGATATAAATGCTGCTTGAACGAATGTTTGAGAAACGTTCTGGCTCGTCAGATCATGAAGATGGTTTTAACAACATTCTATTAAACATGTTCGGCGGCCGGAAAACAGCAAGCGGCGAAAGAGTGAGTGAAAGCAACTCACTTGTGCAGCCGGACATATTTGCATGTGTCAATGTATTATCGGATGACATTGCGAAACTGCCGATTCACACATATAAAAGAACGGACGGCGGCATTGAGCGGAAACCCGAGCACATGTCCGCGCATGCTGTTTATGCACGGCCGAATCCTTACATGACAGCTTTCACATGGAAAAAGCTCATGATGACTCATGTTCTGACTTGGGGGAATGCATATTCCTATATTCAATTCGGACCACATGGTTATCCGGAAGCGCTCTTTCCCTTGCGCCCTGATTACACGAATGCTTACGTTCATCCAACAACAGGCATGCTGTGGTATCAAACTGTGATAAACGGGAAACCCGTTGAATTATACGACTACGAAGTGCTGCATTTTAAAGGGCTTTCGACTGACGGAATACATGGTAAATCACCTATTGGCGTTGTACGGGAGCATATCGGGGCACAAGCGGCTGCCACAAAATATAACGCCAAACTGTACAAGAACGAGGCAACTCCTCGGGGGATATTGAAAGTCCCGGCGTTCCTGGATGAAAAACCAAAAGAGAACGTGCGCAAAGAGTGGAAACGGGTGAATCAAGGTGAAAATATCGCCATTATAGATAACGGACTGGAATATCAATCTATTTCCATGCCTCTGCAAGAAGCTCAATTCGTTGAGTCTATGAAGTTTAACAAAGCACAGATTTCCATGATTTATAAAGTACCGTTGCATAAGCTGAACGAATTGGATAAAGCGACATTTTCCAATATTGAGCATCAGTCCATTGAATATGTCAGAAACACGCTGCAGCCGTGGATTGTGAATTTTGAACAAGAACTAAACGTTAAATTGTTCTTAGATCACGATCAGAAAAGCGGCCATTATGTGAAATTCAATATAGACAGCGAGCTGCGCGGCGACAGTAAGACGCAGGCAGAGTATTTGAAAACACTGCATGAAACAGGAGTGCTGAATAAAGACGAAATCAGAGAATTACTTGAGCGCAACCCTATTGAAAACGGCGACAAATATATCTCCAGCTTAAACTATGTGTTCCTCGATTTTGTGGAAGAATATCAGCGGCTTAAAGCTGGCGGCGCCATGAAAGGGGGTGACAACAAGAATGAAGGATAAAGAGGTTCGGCATCTGACGACGCCAATTGAGCTGCGTTCCGAAGGTGAAGGGCAGAGTGAATATATCGAAGGGTACGCTCTCAAATTCGAAAAATGGTCTGAACGCTTGGGCTGGTTTAAAGAGATAATCAGCAGAACAGCTCTTGACTCAGCTGACATGTCTAACGTCATCGCCCTTTTCAACCATCAGCAAGATTTTCCCTTGGCGAGAAATACCGTTTCCGGGGATACTGGCCGCCTTGAATTAGAAACAGACGGGATAGGCCTCAAATTCCGATTCAAGCCCTCAGACACGTCATATGCGCGTGATTTAATGGAGAATGTCCGGAGCGGCGTGATCAATCAGTGCTCCTTTGCTTTTTCATTGGATTATGGGGATGCTGAGGCAGATGAATGGCGTATCAATGAAGATGAGGACATTTACGAGCGACGAATCAATAAAATCAATCGCATTTTCGATATTTCACTCGTCACTACGCCTGCTTACAGCGATACTGAGGCGGTTGTAGGTGCCCGCAGTTTAGAAAAGGTTGAGCAGCTGAAAGAAAGACGTAATTCATCAGATGAAGCGTTAAAAGTGGAATTGGAACTATTAGGCCTTGTACTCCCGGAGTAAGGTCTTTTTTAGTGCAGAAAACAAGGAGGAAATGATTTTATGCCAATGCAAATGAGCAAAAAAGAAATCGCATTAAGACAACAGTTTACTGATAAGAAGCAGCAAGCAGACAAGGCGCTGCAGGAGGGCAATACCGATGAAGCTCGTGCATTGCTCGATGAAGTGAAACAGCTCAAGAATCAAATTGAATTGATGACAGAAGGACGTTCACTTGATGTGCCTGACTTGCCGGGTGGTGTGAATTTTGTGCCTGAACAGGAGCGTAATCCAGAAGGCCGATCTGTCTCTGAACAAGAAAAAGAGGAAAGACAACAGCGATACCGTAAGGCTTTCTTTAAGGGTTTAAGAGGAAAGCGTTTAACAGAGGAAGAACGAGAAATTTTAGATAGACCTGAATTTAGAGCGATGTCCGGTAAGAACGAAGAAGATGGTGGGATTTTAATTCCGGAGGATATCGGGAGACAAATCAATGAACTGAAACGTCAGTATGAGCCATTAGAACAATATGTCACTGTTGAGCCGGTTACAAGTCGTTCTGGTACTCGTCTGCTTGAAAAAAATGTTGATATGGTGCCGTTCTCTCCTGTCGAGGAATTAGATGAGTTACCCGAAATTGATCAACCAAAATTTTCAAAGCTTGCATATTCAATTGTTGATTACGGCGGAATCATGACGCTATCAAATACGATGCAGAATGACTCAGATCAAAACATCATGATGCATGTTGCGAAATGGTTTGCAAAAAAATCTGTGGTTACTCGTAACAGTCTGATTTTAGCTGCCCTTGCATCATTGAAAAAAGTAGATATTGACGGGGTTGATGGTATAAAAAAAGCGTTAAATGTCACGCTTGATCCGATGGTGTCACCGGGTTCTATTGTGATGACAAACCAAGATGGATTCAACTGGTTTGACACTCTTAAAGATGGCACAGGCAAATATCTATTACAGCCAGACCCAACCAATCCGACAAAGAAACTGCTAGATGGACGACCTGTTGTACCTATTTCTAATAGAGTATTAAAAACTCAAAAAGGGAAAGCCCCTGTGATCATAGGGAATCTAAAAGAAGCAATTGTCCTGTTTGACCGCGAACAGCAGTCAATTGCTTCCACAGATACAGGCGCAGGAGCATTCGAAACAAATACAACTAAAGTCCGCGGTATTGAACGTGAAGATGTCCGCAAGTGGGATGAGGAGGCAGTTGTATTTGGACAGGTCACAATCGAATAAGGAGGGGTATTGTGAGTTACTCTACTAAAAATTACACCACTGATGGCGGGGATCGTACTGTCATCGGCGGTGTCTTAGAGCTTGACGGTGGCACCTTTATAAAAGATGGGATAGAGGTCAGCTTAGACGGAGAAAGCCAGACGGATGTAAAAGACGGCAGCATTACCTATGAGAAGCTCGGTGAGAAAGCCGTTCGGAGTAAGAATATCGGTACCGGCAGTGTAATGGAAGAACACCTAAACTCAACTATATTAGATCGGTTTGCGGCTATTGAAAAAACATTGAAAGAGCTTGGCTCCAAGTCTGACACAGGAACCGAATAAAAAATAAAGGGAAGAGGATGATTACAAATGGCAGAAGATTATTTAAATGATAGCGCGGGAGTCAAAACTTCATCTGAAAAAGGAAAAGACGGCAAGGCGATAACGCCGGTCTATCTCAAAGAAAACAGCGAGGAAAATCCTCTTTTTGTAAAAGGGTTGCAGGGTGAAAAAGGGGAGAAAGGTGAGCCGGGTCCTCAAGGCGAACCGGGCCCTCCAGGTGAGCCAGATCCACAAGGTGAGCCAGGTCAAAAGGGCGATCCGGCTGTTATTGAAGAGGGCAGCATTGTGCATGAAATGCTTGCAGAAAAATCCGTCCGGAGTAAAAACATCGGAACTGGCAGCGTGATGCCGGAGCATTTAAACAGCGAAGTTACAAAAGCGCTTGATGAATTGAAACAAAAAATGAATAACCTTGAAAGTGACCTGGCTGCTTTGAAAGGAACAGAAGAAGAACCGACAGAATAGGCGGTGTGTCCTGAATGGATTTAGAGGCTATTAAAAACTATTTAAAGGTCGAGCATGAAGAAGATGATCGTCAGCTTTTGAATCAAATGGCGGCGGCCAAAAGCTATATTATCAACGGGATAGGCAGGTATATTGAAGGGCACCCGCAATTTGAGCTGGTGCTTCAAATGCTTGTCCAACATTGGTATGAAAACAAAGGGATATATGAGTCAGGAGGAACCGGCTTATCTATCCCTTTTACTGCTGAAAATATATTGACGCAGCTGCGTTATGTATCTGTGGAGGAACAAGAAAATGAGAAAAAAGATCAGCCAACTCCGGCACCGTCTGACCTTTCAAAAGAAAACTGAGACACAGGATGAAGAAGGTAACTGGAATGCAACCTATGCGGACTTATTCACGGTCTGGGGAGCTGTAGAGGGGGCTGGCTCTCTTGGGAATAGCGAAACTATGATTGCCGGAGCATTGGGAGTCAAGACCCCTAAAAAAATCACGGTGCGTTACCGGAAGGATATAAAACCGAATATGCGGATTGTTAAGCGCGTTCCTAAAGAAAAGACGGAACGCGTTTTTGATATTTTGGACACTAACGATCCGGATGATCAAGGGGAAGAGCTTGAGATTCTTTGTCAGGAGGTGGGAATCAATGGCTGATATGAGCTTTGACGGCATAGATGATCTAACGCAGTATTTTGAAAAAATCGGCGGAGACATTGAAAAGGTGGAATCCGTAGCGCTAAAGGCCGGCGGTGAAATTATCGCTGAACGGCAACGCTCCCACGTTAACCGGAGTGATAAAAAACAACCTCATATGCAGGACAACATCACAGTCTCCAATGTCAGAGAATCCAAGGACGGAGTGAGGTTTGTGGCCGTTGGTCCGAATAAAAAGGTAGCGTATCGCGGGAGGTTCTTGGAGTGGGGAACCTCAAAAATGCCGCCGCAACCGTTCATAGAAAAAGGTGGAAAAGAAGGGGAGGGGCCTGCTGTGGAATTAATGGAGCGAATACTTACAGCGCCGATCAAATGACCTACTCTCCTAAAATTGAATTGGTGAGCACACTTAATTCCAGTGCCTTATTAAAAGACCTGACATCTGGCGGAATTCATAACCTCGTTGCGAATGATGTCAGTGCATTTCCGAGAGTAGTTTTTTCGGAGATTCAAGATGCTGATGCGGATTTTGCAGACAACGAGGTCTATTCATTTGAGGTGCGTTATCAGATCAGTATTTTCACTCAAGCGAGCACCCGCGGCAAGGAAACAGCGATTGCTGCCGAAATAGACAGGCTTATGCGAGAAATCGGCTACAGCCGGTATGATTCTCAAGATTTATACGAAACAGACACAAAGGTCTTTCATAAGGCCAGACGTTATAAAAAAACCTATTATCAGGAGGTAAATTAGATGGGGAAAGTATTATCCGGCTTGGATATGTTTCATATCGCCGAAGTATTGAAAGACACGAAAGATGAACTTGAATTTTCGGTTCCAGAGGAATTGCCAGGCGCAGTTAGTATGAAACTTGATCCGAAATCTGAAACAGAAACCTTCTATGCAGATAACGGTGCGTTTGCACAGTTAAGCAGCTTAGGAGACATTGACGGGGAAATGGAAGTTGCGGATTTACCCCTTGATATGCAGGCGAAAATTTTCGGGAAAACAGTTGAAGGTGGTATTCATTTCTCTAGTGCAGATGACAGGACTCTTGAAATTGCATTGGGTTTCCGCGCCAAAATCTCAACGGGTGGATACCGTTATTATTGGGCCTTGAAAGGAAAACCAGAATTAGTACCTGTTGAACATAAAACAGAGGAAGGAAAACCTTCTCCTCAACCTACCCAAGTCAAAATAAAATTCAGCCCGTTAACAAATTTGAAAAAAGGAAAGAAAAGATGGGAAGCAAAGGCGGAAGAGGGCAACGGAATCAACGCCGAAACATGGTTTAAACAAGTTGTCTATAAGGACATCACAAAAGAGGAACCGCCTGTCGTTGATGTTGGTAAATAATTCATTGAGCGCCTAAGAGCGCTCTTTTTATATGGAAAAGGAGGAACTTACATGGAAGCATTGTCTATTACACTTCGGCTTGATGGCAAAGATAAAAAATTTGTTACACCTGACCATATTACAGGTTTATTGTTCCGGAAGGCTGCAAAAATTACTGATGATTTTGAATCCCAAGATTCTGAACGTCTTTTTACTGATGAACAAATTGAATTCGTCTGTAATACCTTTGGCCAGAAATTCACGCCTGATGAGTTTGAAGAAGGGATTGACGCCCGGTTAGCAGGAAGGACAATTTTTGCTGCTGCACAGTATGTGTTGGGGAACATTGCAGATGCAACGGCTCTTTTAAGTAGCGGAGAAATTTCCAATGGTGAAGAGCCGGGGGAGTAAGTCTGTCTGAGTCAGTCCTTGATATGTACAACGCCCTTGAGGAAATAGGATATACGCAGAATCAAATTGACGAAATGGACATTGTCTATCATCTGAAAAGACTGGCTCGGAGAAAATCACAAGAGAAGGCACGAACGAAGGCAAAAAACAATGATGAACCTATGTATATTGATCAAATTCTCGGATAAGGAGGTGCCCGATTGAGCAAAGACATAAAGGTCAGGCTGTATTCGAATTCATCTGAGTTTAAAAAAGAAATGAGCGCCTGTGCTGTTCAAATGAAAAATTTGAAGTCGGAATTTGAAAAAAACCGTACGGCAGTGGGTGTGTGGGGAAACGAATTAAAAACTGCTCAAGTAACCGAAAAAACATTAACACAACAATTGGAAACACATAAACGCAGAGTAAAGGCGCTTGAGAGAGCTTACGCAGACGCGGCTATAAAAAAAGGGAAAGACATAAAAGAAACGCAAACCCTCGCCCGCCGTTTAAATAATGCTACTGCCGCAATGAATAAGACGCAAAACGCGCTAAATAGTACGACTCAGAGGATAAAAGCGTTAGAGGAGGCAGCGAAAAGAGCTTCCTCCCGCGTTCGGATCATGGGCGAACGAATGGATTCAATTGGCGGAAAAATGCGTTCCGTTGGTTCGTCAGTAGCTATGACATCGGGCATCGCCTTTGGTGCGTTGGCTCTGTCCCTACGTGATGCTGTTCAGGTCGGTATTGACTTTGAAAAGCAAATGAGTAAGGTCCAGGCCATTTCCGGCGGATCGGCGGCAGAAATCGCGAAATTGAGAGAGCAAGCAAAAGAACTCGGTGCAACCACTGTCTTTACAGCAAGTCAGGCAGCGGATGCACAGGGTTTTTTGGCAATGGCCGGATTTAAGGTTAATGACATTTATGATGCAATGCCCGGGATGCTCAGTCTGGCGGCAGCCGGCCAACTGGAATTAGGTGCAGCCGCGGATATTACATCAAATATCATGTCTGCCTTTGCTCTAAAAGCAAAAGAGTCAGGACACGCCTCGGACGTCATTGCTTACGCCGCAGCCAACGCAAACACCAACGTCGAACAGATGGGCGAAGCCATGAAGTTTTTGGCGCCGAACGCTAATTCTCTTGGTTGGGGAATGGAAGAATCAGCGGCCGCCATTATGGCTTTTGGTGACGCAGGTCTGCAAGGTTCAATTGCAGGGCAGGCTTTTGGTACATCCTTGATCCGTCTCGCTTCGCCAACGGGGAAGGCTTCGAAGCTTGTCAAAAAATTAGGTTTTGATTTCTTCGATGCAGCCGGAAACATGAAAAGCATGCCGGAAGTCGTTGAGGAAATGGAAAAAGGTCTGAAAGGCATGACCAAAGAGCAACAAGCGGCCGCATTAAAAACGATTGTGGGCGCTGAAGCATATAAACATTGGGCTGTCCTTCTTCAAAAAGGTTCAAAGGCTCTGGGGGATAATACTAAGGCGCTTGAAAAATCAGATGGAGCCGCCAAAAAGATGGCGGATACGATGCTGGATAATGCACACGGAAGCATAGTAGCTTTTCAGTCAGCACTTGAAGGGGCAAAAATCAAACTGACGGAAAGCCTTTTGCCTGCCCTGGGCGATTTAGCAAACAAGGGCAGCGACTTGATTATGATGTTTAATAATCTGGATTCCGGCACCGTGCAAACCATAGCGAAAACAGCCGTTCTGGCAACAGGTGTATTAGGGGTTACGACAGCTGTCGCCACCCTTACAGCTGGAATAGGAGCGCTTTTGGCGTTTACCGGTCCTGTCGGCCTTGCGATTGTGGGAGGCACAGCGTTGCTTGGCGGCATTTCAGTTGCTACTTACGCTTACACTGAACAATTGAAGAACCAAAAAAAGCAGCAAGAAGAGGCGCGAGAATCCGCCTTGCTTTACGGTGAGGGTGTTTCTAAAGCAACACAAAAATCTGCTTCCGCCTATGTGGACTTAAGAGAAAAGGCAGAACTGCAGCTGTTTGAATTGACCCGGGTATCTGGTTCAGAAGCTCAGAAGATGTCAGCTAAATTAGTTGAAACTTATGCCAGTATGCGCGACCAGCTAATACAAGAGCTTGAAGGGCTTAAAAAGGATGCTCTGGTTGTCTTAAAAGGGCTATATGCGGACACCGATGAGAAGACAAAAAAAGCCGGCGAAAAGATGACTGACAAGATGGTCGGTGCAATTGATAAAGATATGCAAGAGGCTAGGAATAAACTAAAGCAGTTAAACGCACTGCAAAAAGAGACCGGCCTCGTCACTGCTAACATGAATGCCTCTCAAAAGAAGCAGTTCAATGACATTGTTTCCTATTTTGAATTGTCTACAAGTAAATTTGCGGCCAATCAAAAAGAAGCATTAGCAATGCAAAAAGTAGTAACGGATCAGCAAGGACAGCTTTCATTTAAACAAGCTCAGAAGTACAACAACGACATTAAAAAAGTCTATGACGATGGTAAACAAGCCGCCAAGAAAGACATGGAATACAGAAATGATGTTATTGAGAAGTTATTTGCGCAGGGATATATAGAGGCTGAACAAAGAAGATCATTACTGAGCAAAAGCACGGCTGACTATAATACCGCATTAGCAAAAAACACGGACGCCTATGAAAAAAATTCAAGAGCCTTATTTTCCAAAATGTCACGAGATGGGAAGCTGCTTGATTTAGAGACCGGAAAGGCATTGGATAAACAAGATGAGTTTATATCTAATTCAATGGGGATTATGGTCAAAACTGAAGAGTCAGAAGCTCAATATCAAGAACGATGGGCAGCCCGTCAAATAGATTTTCTTCAAAAATTAGGACAATCCAAAGAAGAAGCAATTGAGACTACCCAACAGGCTTTAGAAGAGTTTTACCAAGGCATGGGGATGACCCAAGAACAAGCCCGTGAAGAAGCAAGTCAGATGGTTGCCAATGTTGAAGGGGAATTAGATAAGCCGACAAGCGCCGAACAATCAGGGAAGAAGGTTGCTGAGGACTTTTCCGCTGGCTTGAAGCAGTCCACACCAGCAGTTATTGGCGGGGGAACGGTCTTACAGCAAGCCCTTAACAATTCACTTTCCGCAGATAATACCACGCCCGCACAAGCCGGACAAAATAAAGGAAATGCCTTTCGTACCGGTATCAATTCTACAAAGCCCGGTAATGCACAAGCGGGGGCGTCTGTACTCCAATCTGCTTTAAGCGAGATGAGGAAAGGCGGCGGGCAAGCAAATGCAGCAGGACAAAACAAAGGGAATAAGCATAAAGCTGGTTTAACGTCTACCAAAGGCGCCAATACATCTGCGGCCAGCTCTCTTAGCTCATCGGTAACGAGCAATTTAGCCAAAACCTCAGACGGCGGAGGCGGTAAAAAGGCCGGAACTGAATTAGCCAGCGGCGTTCTTAGTAAAAAAGGCTCAGCAAATACCGCCGGAAAAAGTGTTGCAAACAGCGCAAAAACAGGGCTGAAAAGCGTTAAGACACATAGTGTTGGTTCTGATTTTGTAACCGGCTTTATAAATGGAATGGGATCGCAAAACGGCTCTCTCTTCAGCGCGGCGTGGAACTTGGGGAAATCCGCCTTGAGGTCTTTAAAGAAATCTATTGACTCCCATTCTCCTTCCAAACTAACAAAAGCAGAAGGGAACAACTTTTCTGATGGGTTTGCGTTAGGGATAGAGGACAAGGCTAAGAGCGTGAAACAAAGTGCTGCTTTTATGGCGCAGAACGCAATGACCTCGTTTAAGCAGGAATTAAATCAGATGGCTTTCAACATAAAGGGGGCTGCTGATCAGCTCATTTCAATGAAGTCGGAGCTTACCGTTCGGAATGAAGTTGACACGCCTGCCTTAAACCAAAAACTCGATGCTCTAATCACACTCCTGTCTCAGCAACAGTCTGGCGGGGCAGGCCAGGCTGCGATACCTCAGCAGCCTATTATCATCCATCCGGCTGCGGTGCATATGGACGGCCAACAAATTGCGACTATCGCTTTTGAAAAAGGAGATGGCAGGATACTTGACCAGAAAGCTGCAGACCGATACAACCAGAATGCCTATAAAGGCGGTGTCAGATCATAATGCTAGATTTATATATTGATTTTAATAACGGTATGGGAGAACAAAGCTTATCACGAATCCTCCCTCGTTTTAAGGTGCGCAGCTTCACACCTGACGCACCGAATATTGAACGAGAAACAACAACCCTCCCAAGGATAAACGGTTTAGTGCTGCCGCAACACCCCCGGGACGTTGTTTACAAAGAGAGAGACATCAAGGTTGATTTTTTATTAGATTCCATCATTCCCGAAACCTTTTATCAGAACAGGCATGAACTTTATTCATTGTTAGTGCAGCCGTTTCCTTATTATATTTCAACGGACCTTCTGCCTAACCGTCGGTTCCTTGTTACGTGTGACGGGAATTTTACTATCACTAAGGACAAACAGAAAAATCATGCCACGTTTACAGTGGGGTTCACGGACATTCTGGGGCTTGCCGAGTCGAAATATACCTCTTCCACCATCCAGAATTTCAATGGAGAGCACTGGAGTCCCGGCATGGGAATCCTTCGGAGGGATGACCTTGAATATCATTTCAAGAACCAAAAACGATTCAGCGTTTACAACCCCGGCGGCGCCGCGGTCAACACTCTGCAGCATGATTATAACGTCTTTCTTTGGGCCAAAGGGACAAACGTAACCATTGCGAACCGAACGAACGGGGAAAAAGTGAAAATTGAGCAGGAGCTAAAACGCTCGCAAAAAGTCACATTCATCAGGCAGTACACTGTAATCGGGGATAAGCGTCTGAAAACATCCGGCCGTCTGCCGACACTGGATGTAGGATGGAACGATTTTGAAATTATAAACTCAAATGACTTTGAAATTTTATTTGATACTCGTTTTTATTATAAGTAAGGAGGGATGACATGGCTACGGCTGACTTTATTAAAAGCCTGGTACCGGGGGCGCAAAAGGTACGAAAAAAATATAATGTCCTTGCCAGCCTTGTCATTGCTCAAGGCTGTCTGGAAAGTGGGTTCGGCACGAGCGGTCTTTCCAAACAAGCTTACAATTTGTTTGGGATAAAGGGAACCTATAACGGAAAATACGTGTTGATGTGGACCAGCGAGCAGGACAAATACGGAAATGTTGAGAGGGTACAAGCTAAATTCAGAAAGTACCCTTCATACGCTGAGAGTTTGGCCGATCTGGGAAGCTTATATAATCGTCTTGATCGGTATAAAGCAGTGGTAGGGGAAACGGATTATAAAAAAGCATGCCGGGCCGTTCAAAAAGCTGGCTACGCAACAGACATCAACTATGCTAATAAATTAATTATCATGATCGAACAGTATAAGTTGATGCAATATGACGATACGTCAGAATTGCCGAACGAGCCTGATGATCCAGAATCCCCGGAGACCCCGGAAGAGGAACCGAGCTTTCCGAGTAAAGAATACGCGGGTAACGACATCCCTCTTAATAAAAAACTGCCGTCAGATGTGGACTTTCCTCAGCTGCATGTTTCCACGAAAGACGGAAATGACGTTGTGGAAGTAACAGGCGTGATCGTTGATCTTACAGACGATACTACCGGGAAAAAGAGCTTTACCTTTACAATTACCAAAACAGAGAGCAATGCGACTGAATTCGATTTACTGGTTAATGACAATATTCTTTACATTGACGAAAGAAGATTCAAACAACAAAAATACTATATTACAGATGTAGACTTGAAGCAGGCTAAAAACGTCCTGACAAAAAAAATCACGGCCAACCATATTTTTACCGTTTTGCTTGCTGAGAATCGAGTGGATGATACAGTAACGAAGAAACTGACCGTAAAAGGGGCCTTTGACATTGCGTTAAAAGGTACTGATTTTTCATATGTGCTGGAAGAGCCTGAAAGCAAATTCGCCACCGCCGAAGAAGAGAATTTTGGTGATAAAAACTCTACCGAATTAATAGATCAGCTCATAAATGATTATGAGTTAGAGCTTGACGTGGATAATTATAAAATTCATGTCTATAAAAAAATGGGGAAAGAGATCCCTTTCACATTTGATTCTCGTTTTAATATGCCGGGCATCAGTATCAAAACCAACTCGCAAAACTGTTCTACTCGTGCATGGGGATACGGCGCGATGTCTAAAGACAGTAAGAGCACAGATAAAAAACCGAAATACGTATTTGAGCCGATCTTGTATATCCATCCAGAGGAAAAGAAATTCCTGCGGGAAGGTAAGCCGAAGTGGGCCGATCCGATCAGAGACGAAACTATAAAAAAGTCGGGCAGCATGGTTTCTGCGTTGAAAAAACATGTGAATCCATATCCGGAAACAGTCGTCAGTGTAGATTATCAATATGTATACGAACCGAAATTGCTCAAAATTGAAAAGCCGTTCTGGAAAGGTGATACAGTCCACATTTTAGCCGACACAGCAGACGGAACGACTTATGAGGATGATGTACGGCTCTTAACGATTCAATACAATCCGCTAAACCCATATAGCAGCCCGAAGCTGACTTTTGCCAATTTCAGAAAAGACATACAAGATATTGCGGTGAATCAGGCCAAGAAGCTGAGAGAACAAAAACGATATATTGATCAAATACTGACAGCGCTTTGATAAGCGTTTTTTATTTTGTCGAAAAGGAGAGTGAATACAGTGTTGAGGTTGAAAAAAAATTACGATACCACCAGAAACTCTCGTTATGAGGATGAGCTATCTGGTGATATGGAAGCGATCGAGAGTAGCGTAAACGGACTTGAAAGTGAAATTACCCGCCATAAGAAAGCTGCTACGGCGCATACATCTGAGCAAATTGATCACGGGGGCTTTTCTTTACGAACCTATATTGACGGACTTTATAACAGGGTGCGCAATCTTATTCTTAATGCCGATGGGACAAATGTAAAAGAAGTAGTGGACGCCCGCGTTACTGCTGATGGGGAAATTGCCCCACTGTTGAAAGAGCGTCTTGATAAGGAATATAACAAACTTCTGCGTAAGATCACCAGAAACGTTAACGTAGACGACTACGGGGCCGACCCGACCGGAGAGACAGACAGCACAGAAGCATTCAAAAGAGCGATCGGAAACGGAAAGGTGTGGCTCAATCTATCAGCCGGAGAATACGTGATAAGGGGCGTAAAGCTGCCGTCATGGACGTATTTGATCGGCCAGGGCATGGGCGTCACCACGCTAAAACTGCACGAGGACACGCCGGCCAGTGAATGGGTTGTCACAAATGCTGATCATGCGAAAGGCAACCGGAACATCGTTGTGGAAGGTATGTCGCTTGACTGGAATCCTGATCGTCAGGGCGGCGTAGGCGCAACCGGAGGTGTACATTCAAGCTGTCTTCTTTTCGCACAAGTAAGGTTTGGTATTGTGCGCGGCATTGAAGGCATTAATCCCGGCTTACATTGTTTTGATGTATCAGCGCCTTCTTATGACATCACAGCAAAAGATTACACGGCAACGGGGAGCAAATATATTTGGATCGACAAGTGTGTCGGCTCGGGGTATGGTGACGACGGCATTACGACCCATTACAGCGAGTATATTTTCATCACAAACAATGTCATGACGAACCCGCGCGGCACTGCGCACCGTAAAGGCGTGGCTAATTCAAACGGAATTGAAGTAGATGACGGCTCTAAGCATGTTTGGGTTATAGATAATTATACAGAAGGGAACGTCCGGGGCGTAGAGGTAAAAGCTCATAAGAAATGGCCGGCACCTTGTGACGTTCATATCCGCGGCCACGAATCTTTTCGTGACGTTCGCTCATTTGATTTACGGCATATTGATCACCATCTTGTAAAAGACCCTTGGAGCGAGACGGCTCGTGATGTGACGTTAGTAGATTGCATATCCCGGGAACCCGTCTATAATTCGCTTTATGAAGGATTAGCTCCGAAAGCCCTTGTCGTTTCGGCGTACCAGCGTGTTCAGATTATCGGATTTAAAGCCATAGGTGATCCAACATATGATTACAAAGACGGCTCGATCGTTGCTTTCCAGTATAAGAGTAGGAAGATAACAGTAAACAACTTGCATATAACCGGGTTTAAAAAGGCTGATTGTGACATCTATATTACCGGCGGCGATCAGATGACTGACGATGTGTTTATTTCTGATTTTGTTATCCATGATTCCGCAAGAAACGGCATCGCGATAGGGGGCGGTGTGTATAATGTCAACTTGTTAAATGGGCTTATGCATGTGGGAAGCGGAACGGCCGGCATTACATCCCCGAACACCCAGACCAATATTTTTCTTGTCAGAGCTTACGGCTATAAAGATGCGGCTGTCCTTGCCGGAGAAAAACATTCAGTCGTTCCGAATAACGTCAAGGGAGGCTTTCGAGCAGCTTCCAGCTCAGGACATGCACTTACGAAATACAGTGCGATTATTGCGTGCACGGGGCCGACGTACGCGAAAGGTGAGCGCAACCTGCTTGCAGGAAACGCCGGCGGCTCTTCCTCAGAAGGCTCACGCAACGGTGTCATGTTTTCATACGATTCTCATACAACAGGAGACGGGCCGTCCTCGGGTGTCATGTTCTCCAAGGCCACTAAGAACAGCAAATCTTACACAATGGTTTTAGGACATGGAGACGGCAAAGCCTCCGAAGCCAACAAAAAAATTGAATTTAACGCAAAGGGCGGAACAGTCAAGGCCACTGGCGCTATCGAGAGCGTATCGAATTTAAAAGACTTGGCGGAGTATTTTGAATCGGCTGACGGAGCAAAGATAGGGGCGTCTTATCTTGTAGCGTTAGAGGGCGACAAAATCCGAAAAGCGCGAGAAGGAGATAAGATACTCGGCGTCGTTTCCAAGACTGCCGGTGTTGTGCTTGGCGGAGCTGCCTTCTATTGGAATGATCGTTTTCTTCGTGATGAATTTGGCGGCATTATCTACCGTGAAGTATTTGACGGCGACGACATCATTACGATTCCAGCTGAGAACCCGAACTATGATCCGGAAGCTGAGTACAAGCCACGAGAGGAACGAGACGAGTGGCATATTATTGGTTTGATTGGTCAAGTCTACGTGCGCGTTGATGATACCGTTAACGTCGGTGACAGTGTTTCGGCAGTTGACGGCATCGCGACAAAGGCGGAAAGCGGCGGATACGGAACCGTGATGAGATTTGAATCCCCGTATGATGCAGAAAAAGGATACGGCGTGGCGCAAATGATGGTTACGCCGCAGCACTAAGGAGGGTTAAGCGACGATGTATAAAACGGGCAGCGTGCCGATCAACATTAATACAAATCCAATCAATGGCCGGAGTACAAATATACAATTTATGACGCAGGACACGGGCAGCGCAAAGCTGTTTTTTTCTTTTACAAAGGACGGTGTACCGTTGCCACTGTCAGCCGTAGACGCAAAAATTGTCCTCCTGTATGATGATGGATCGTTTTATAAAAAGAGCCTCACCATCACCGACAAGGTAAATGGCACAGCGGAATATGTGTTGTCGAATGCAGAACTCAAGCACTACGGAACGGTTAAGGCTGAAATCAAACTATATTACACAAACGGGCAAGCGCTGGCAACTTCATTTTTTACTTTCTCTATCGCCAAAACGTTGGAAGATCAGAACATCATTCCAACAGCTGACTATTACATTGACGATTTTGAAACGCTGAGAGACGGGATAAATCACATCGTCGAAGAAATCAGCCAGACTGTCGAGGAATTACAGAAGAAATTTGCCGATCTGGAAGCTATTGAAACGAAAGAGGGCGCGCAGCAGAAGGCGGATGATGCAGAGGAAAAGGCCAGAGCTTATACGGATGAACATGCGAATGACGAAGAAAAGCACATTACAGCTGCCGAAAGAAAGGCGTGGAATGCCAAGGAAACTCCCTCCGGCGCGCAAAAGAAAGTAGACGCCCATGCGAACGATCAAGAAAAGCATGTTTCTGCAGCAGATCGGAAGGCTTGGGACAGTAAAGAAACAGAAAGCGGGGCGCAAGAGAAGGTAAACACTCACGCCAATAATACGGACATTCATGTTACCAAACCTTTCAAAGATACATTGGAAGAATTATCAAAGCTATTCACAGCGGGTTTTAAAGATGAACTGGAAGAATTATTACGTCAGTTCACGGCCCATAATTACAATCAAGAACGGCATATTTCTAAAGCTGAACGGAAGACATGGAACGGAGCTACCACCTATGCCAACATCATGCTGAAGAATGGAGCCGCCGCAGGGACGCGGACACCGATGTACGCAAAGTGGGGGGCGTTTTTAATCTTACGGGGGCATGTGAAAACAGACGCCGAAATTATATTCGGCTCCATCCCCGCGGAATACGCACCTGCTGGCGGCTCCGTTATAACAGTGCCGTTAAGTGGTACAGGCGGCACAGCCAATTTAATCATTTATGATAATGGGGATTTAAAAATAAAATACCCGGACCCGGCTGACTCAAGTAAGATGGGCGGAGGCTACTATCTGGATGTGGTCGTGGGCTTTCAGAAAGGAGGGACAGCATGATTCAGGTTTATGAATACGATGAAAATTTCATTTTGACTAAACCCGTTCCGGTTGAGCCTGATGAAGAAGGAAACTACACAATCCCTGAGAATTGTACAACCGTCCAGCCTCCGTCTTTCATAAAGGCGATGTATCATCCCGCTGAGAAAACATGGACGGAGGCGGCCACCCAGGAAGAGAAAAAAGCCCTGGAAAAGCAAATTGAAAGCGGGCGGGTGCCTTTTACCGTTGATGAATTGAAAGCTCAGAACGCGGCCATCACAACGCAGCTTGCGGAAGCGCAGAGCCTGGCCGAGTCACAAGCGCAAATGATTGCCAACCTTTATCTAATGCTGGCGGAGGGAGGGAAAGGGGTATGATGGATTGGTTTACAAGCGTTAAAACCATCTACGGGTGGGGGCCGCAGTATTACAGTAATGCAGACGTGGCCCGTTTTGTTGAGTGGGGAAGAATTACAGAAGATCAATATAAACAAATAACCGGCTTGACCTATCCAATGACAAAACAACCTGTCAGTGTGGATTTAGGCAGCGCCGCAAACTGATCGACACCCCAGAGGTGTTTTTATTTTGCCCAGAGGTAGGTGAGGAATTTATGGAGATGGATATTTCACAGTATTTAATTACTCAGGGACCCTTTGCAGTCTTGTTTTGCTGGCTTCTTTTCTATGTAATGAAAACAAGTAAGGAAAGGGAATCAAAGCTTTATGATCAAATTGACTCCCAAAATGAAGTCTTAGGGAAGTTCAGTGAAAAGTATGATGTTGTAATTGAAAAGCTCGACAAAATTGAAAGCAAAGTACAATAGGAGGAATACACAATATGAAAAAATTTGACAAAGGCACGGTCGTCCGGACGGTGCTTCTTTTAATTGCGCTTATCAACCAAACTATGCTGATGTTTGGCAAATCACCTTTGGGTATTACAGAGGGTCAGGTGAATCAGCTTGCTGATGCGCTGTACACTGCCGTCTCTGTAATCTTTACTATCAGCACTACGCTTGTAGCATGGTTCAAAAACAACTATGTGACTGATAAAGGCCATAAGCAAAGAACCGTTTTAAAACAGCATGATTTGACCAAGTAAGGGCTGCCGTCGGCGGCCTTTTTATATTTCAAAACAGAAAAGGAGAAGATGAAAAATGGTGAAAATCACAAAGGACTTTATTCCAGTGGGACACAATAACAGACCGGGATACGCAATGGACCCGGCATACATCACAGTTCACAACACGGCGAACACGGCACAAGGGGCAAGCGCAGCCATGCATGCCCGTTATGAGAAAAATCCGGAAACACCCACCAGCTGGCACTTTACAGTAGACGACAAAGAGATTTGTCAGCATCTGCCATTGAATGAAAACGGTTGGCACGCGGGAGACGGAAACCGCGGAACCGGGAACCGGAAATCTATCGGTATTGAAATTTGTGAGAATAGCGATGGGGATTTTGAGAAAGCCGTGGCGAATGCTCAATGGCTGATCAAAAAGCTCATGAAGGAGCAGGGCATTTCCCTTGCAAACGTGGTCCCTCACCAGCACTGGTCCGGCAAGTATTGTCCGCGCAAGCTGCTTGATCGATGGGACTCCTTTAAAGCAGGTATCAGCGGCGCCCCGTCTAAAACGGTAAATTCTCCTGTTGATAAAACAAAAGAATCTTATATTAAAAATACAGTTGTTGCTGACAGCCTTAATGTGAGAACTCAACGTAATGCCAACTCGTCTATTGTGCTTGCTCTTCCTAAAGGTTCGACTGTCCAATATAAAAAAGGATCGACCCAAAATGGTTGGGGTTACATTAAATATACCAATTCTAAAGGAGCCACATACAGCGGTTATGTTAACGTAAGATATATCAAGAGCGATGCAGAGTTAGGGAAAACCCCTTCAAAATCTGCTCCTGCTAAACCTTCAAACAAGACTAGCGGGGGTATTAAGTCTGTAGGCAAAATTAAAATTGTTGGTGTTAAAAGTGCAGCTATTATTATGGACAAACCAGACCGTAAAAACGCTAAGAATGTGGATACAATTGGTCTCGGCAAGACAATTAACATCTCAGGTTCTGTTAAAGGTTCAAACAACTCTAAAGGCTATTGGGAAGTCATCCATGGCGGCAAACGGCGGTATGTGTCTGGACAATATGGGGAAATGGTTTAAGTAAAACGCTTTTGAAATAATGAGAAAGCCCCCAAAAGGGGCTTTTATTTTGGTTCAATATTTATAATTAACGACATTTGAGGAATTTTAGCTAGTGTAACAAGATAGTCACCGTCAAATACCTCAAGTGTATTTTGCTCGCTTTTTAGAAGATCGTTTACATGCTTAATATCAATTCCTAAAGCATGAAAAACCGCAAGTGTATTATCCAGGCCTATTTGAGAAGCCATATTATCTGGACCAGAAGTGGATAAATGTAAACGATAGAATTTATGATTCTCGTCATACCATGCTTCCAAAGTGAAAGTTCCGCCGGAGTTATCAGTTTCTGTTTTCAGTTCTCTGGTGTAAATTGTACCATCTTTGGCTTCGGTAAGTTCAAAATCTCCGATATTATCTTTATTAATACGACTGAGACCAGTGGATTCAATATCTTCATCACTTTCAATATCTCGAGTCGCTTCATTGAAAGTCTGTACAAATTCCTCAAGGCTAAAGTTAAATTCTTTTTGTGTATTCTCAACTTTATCTGTCTCGACGTTATTGTCTTCACTTTCAGTGTTATTTTTCTCTTTTTCTTCCGAAATGGTGTTTTCACTGCTACACGCAGATATACCAAAGCATAGAAGAAAAATGGATAATAAAAAAACAAGCTTTTTCAT